CTTCTAACCGACTTATTGCTTGCTCTAGATCAGACATAACGAATCCTTACTTCTTTGCGTGGCCGACGTTAACAGCCATGATGTCAATAAAACGATACAACTTAGCCATCCATGCGTCGTCCTTAGGCGTAGGTGTTACTGCTGCAATGATTGAGCAAACACTAATTACCATAGGAGCCACTGAAGCAAGATCAGCCAGTACTTGCATTACCACGGAACACCTGCCTCAGTCACAGGGTTCTTTTGCTCTTCGATGTTAGCAGTCAATGACGCCTCAATAGCATCCTTGTCAACATCGCCATCAAAGCACCAGCCAAGAACTACCTCTTCAGTAAGGTCTGCGTAAGGTATGAAATCGGGGCTAGATGCGTCGTAAGTAAACGAAGCAGTGCCGTAAGCAGACGCAGAGTAAGTGTCGTCACCAACAGTCTCTTCTTCAGTTACACGCCAGTGAGCAACGATAACGCCGCCGTCAGCCGTGTTGTGTTCGAGTGTAGATATAGTCCATGTAGCCATTAGTTAGCTCCTTCAAGTTGTGCAACTCGTGCACGTAGTGATTGAATTTCTTTTACAAGCATAGGCACTAGCTTTGAGTAGTCTACTGCCATCATGTCTTCTTCAGTTTCACCTTCAGTTACAGCATCGGGCGCAACAGTGTTCAGCTCCTGAGCAATCAGGCCGTACTTCTGATGTGACCCATCAGCCTTCCAGTCAAACGAACGTACTTGGATAGCGTCAATATCGTCAGAAGCAGAAGGTGCGTCTACGATGTTGTCCTTGAGGCGTTGGTCTGAAGAGGTGTTGTAGGCTGTTGCAGAGCCAGCAGTGTTGATGCTGCCGACTACCCCGTTTGTATTAGAAAATTGTATTTGAGTGTGGGTTCCGGTGCCTCCTGAGTCTTTTAAAGCAATTAAAGTTTGTGTAGTTGCACCTGTATTATCAATATCTAAAAACGCACCAAAAGATGCGGACTTGTTTATACCAACCAACCCTAAGCTGTCGATGCGCATGCGTTCTGTGGCATTGGTAGAAAAACGCATAAAGTTAGAATTATGGTTGTAGTTAATCCAACCTCTATAAGCGTCTGCACCTGATGTACCATCCGCAAACGCAAGACTTCCCTCGCTTGATGTGCCAGAAGCAATAGTAATTCCGCTGTCAGCAGACCCAGCGACAACAAGATCATCCATAGCTGAGTTGTAACTACTGGGGCTTGCAGTACCAATACCTACGTTGCCGCTACTTCCTTCAATAAACATATTAATGTTATTGTTGGCAAGGAACTTAATATTATTAGTGTTGCCAGTAGCGCCGCCGATGTTGATGTTGTCAGGAGAGTAAAACCATACTTCGCCTGCGCCTGCTTGGTGACTGGCGTAACCTGCGCCTAAAATAGAAATATCTGCTGTGCCGCTTCCACTAGCATTATCTAAAGCAATTCCTATAGCAGTAGCATTATTGCCTGATACAGCTAAATTATATCTTGGACTGCTAGTGCCGAAACCGACATTGCCTGAGCTGTCGATAGTAGCCCTTATAGCATCATTAGTGATAATGTTTAAAGGATGAGCCGTAGTGGAGCCGACATACGTTTGCCCACTTGCTGTTGAAAGCCTAACTCTTGCACCTGTTGTATCAACCACATCTAATTTTCTTGATGTTGCGGCAGATATTTCTAAGTTTGCTGTAGGCGACGCAGTTCCTATACCGACATTGCCAGAGCTGTCGATGCGCATACGCTCAGTACTGGCTGTTAAAAACTCTAGTTGACTTGTAGACGAACCGCCACTGTTTCTTATCGTGCTTACTTGATTGTTTGTTGCGTCAGCAAACTTAAGTTCACCATTAGCAAGCAACACTTGATCGCCATTGACGGTTAGCTTATTAGAAAGGCTGGTGGCTCCTATGCCGACATTACCAGAGCTGTCGATACGCATACGATCTGAAGTGCCAACTTTAAAGTTAATGTAGGCGGCAGAATCTGTGTCATTGTTTGCAAAGCCAAACTCACCGTTCTTTCTTTTATAGATATCAGCAGACGTTGTGCTAGAACTTCCAACCTGTTGAGTTATGAAGCGAGTAATCGCAAAGTCAGTTGCAGTAGAGCCAGTGTTATAAATGTCAAAGTAGCGACCGCCCGTTACTGCGGCAGTTCCAACTGCAACATCTCCGCCAGATGAAATTTTCATACGCTCTACTGGCGAAGAGCCTGTGTCGACTGTGTAAAACTTTAATTCTTGGGCGTGATTAGTGGCTACGGTTCCAGTAAATTGCGATTCAATTCTGGCGGCATTTGCTTCTGCCCCTGTTGCAGACAAGTACAAAGCGGCCTTGTTGTATAATGTAGAAACACCATTGGTATTGGAGATTTCAAACGAGGTTGTGCCACCTGCATTACTTGCCTGAACGACTGCCGTTGACGCATCAACAGTCAAACCATCGCTTACAACACTCCCCGTTACGTCGATGCCTGTGGAGGTTGTTTCCAGCTTTTGACTGTTGTCGTAATAAAGCCGCACAGAACCGTTAGGCAACGCAGAAAACATTGTTTCACTAAGAGACGCTTGCATAACAATGCCGTTGCCGTTTGTGCTGAGATACATATTCCCAGTACCAGCGTCTACAATGTACGAGTGACTGGCGTCATGATAAATCTGTAGGTCAGAGCTGTCGCCAAAGGTAGCTTTGCGGTTGTCAGCAAAGGTTACGTCAGTGCCGGGATTAGTTCCTACTTCGATAACAGTGCCGCTTGCGTTTTCTGTGTAGAGGCGCTTGTTAGTCAGGTCTAATGCGGGTTCGCCTTGAACAAGATCACCAGCCGTAGGTGCGCCAGAACCATTCTTGAGTTTAATCGTGGTCATTAATAAGTTCCCCCGTCAACAGTTGACAGTGTAGTAGTGATAGAAGTTGTGCCTGAACCTGTAACTGCTCCAGACAGAGTAATCGTTTCGTTGCCAGTTATATAGCCTGAGTTGTTAGTTAGGACAGAAATATTGTCCCCACTTTGCAATGCACTATCAGCCAGTGCGCCTTGCGCTGCCGTAGCGTAGTCAGCAGAACTAAAGGCTTTGACCTGTGCAAGGTTAGTCACCTCAGAATCCATTAGCGCGCCAGCAGCAGTTACGTTAGCTGTATCCGTTACGTCTGCGCTGGCTTCAATACCGTTAAGCTTCGTATGGTCTGCGTCAGTAAATACATTGGAATCTGTTGCTGACTCTACAAGCGCTCGTATTTCAGCTGCCGTCTGATCCGCTGTAGCGTTTGCTTCAACACCGTTTAACTTTGTGTGATCCGCATCGGTAAACACATTGGAGTCTGTGGCGGCTTCTACTGCCGCTCTTATCTCTGCGTTGCTTTGGTCTGCCGTAGCCCCTGCTTCAATGCCATCTAACTTGCTGTGGTCTGCATCAGTAAAGACATTAGAGTCAGTAGCAGAGCCAACCAATGTGCGAATCTCTGCAGCTGTCTGATCTGCTGTAGCACTGGCTTCAATGCCGTCTAGCTTCGTGCCGTCTGCGGCCACGTCACGACCATCAACAGTACCGCTAAGTACCACGTTGCCTGTAATGTTGACGTTGCCCGTGCCTGTAATGTCGTTACTGTTTAGGTCAAGGTTGCCGCCTAGCTGCGGGCTAGAGTCACCAATAAGATCTGGGTTAATAGTGTTCCACGTGGAACCATTGTAAATTCGAGTGCTGTTATCACTGGTATTAAAGTACCAGTCACCTACCGTTACAGCATTGCCATTAAGGTCAACAGTAGGGTTGGTAGCAGAAGTGCCAAGGTAAAGACCATCAATTGCTTCTTGAGCCGCCTCTGCCGCTGTTTTCGCTGCTTCTGCCGCAGTCTGAGCAGTTTGAGCTGCAGTAGCGCTGGTCGCTGCGTTAGTTGCAGATGTACTGGCAGAAGTGGCAGAAGTACTGGCAGAGGTGGCAGAAGTTGCCGCCTCTGTAGCCTTAGTCGTTGCTGTTGCTGCTGATGCTGCCGCATTAGTTTCTGCCGTTTCCGCGTTTGTTTCTGCTGTTTCTGCAGCTGTCTTGGCTACTTCGGCTGCCGACTGTGCCGTTTCTGCGGCAGTCTTGGCTGTAGTTGCTGATGTTTTTGCTGCTACTGCTGCATTCTCTGCGGTTTCGGCATTAGTTTCCGCAGTCTCAGCGTTAGTCTCCGCTGTCTCTGCATTAGCCTGGGCAGTTTGCGCCGCAGTTTTTGCTGCTTCTGCTGCCGCTTGTGCGGTTGCTGCAGATAACGCAGATGCCGCAGCTTCATTTGCTTTTGTAGAAGCAGTCCGAGCCTCTAGTGCTACCTCAGACGCATACGTGTCCGTACTAGCATCGCCAGATCCGCCTGTGCCACGAAATAACGCCATCGACTACCCCTACAAAAGAAAAGGAAAAGGGGCCATTGCTGACCCCTAAACTCGTTACTCTGCGATTGCGAGTACGAAACCAGCTTCAGGTCGGTATACCTGAACACCGTACAGGCAGTCAGCCGTGTACAGAGTTGAGAGGTATTCCTGCTTGTACTGAGTTTGCGAACGTACAGCTTGCTGTTCTGCCATGATGATTGCATCAGAGTGGAACAGAAGTGCAGCACGAGTGTCGACAGATGACGCAGTGTTGTCAGCAGCCGCCTCGATAGTGCGACAGTTAGCTGAAACGTAAACGTCTACACCGTAGAGGTTGCCGATCAAGCCAGAATTTACAGCTTGGCCTGTTACGAAGTCAGAAGACACGTAACGGTCGATACCCATAATGGTGTTACGAACAGAAGGAGGAATAACAAGCGAACGTCCGTCCATAGGTACGTTGTTGTCATCAAGCTTCTGGATCATGTCACGGAAGAACGCATCAGTAAATACATCTCCGGCAACAATAGTGTCGTCGGTGTACTGAGTAGTAGTACCGCCATCGTTAAAGAAACAACCAGTGTGCTGGTAGTCGGTAGCAGCTGGGCTAAATACAACAGCGCCGCCATCACCAAAACCAGTACCTGCCGCATGAAGATCATTGTCGATCTTTACAGCAAGAGCATAACCAGCATCTTCAGTGTAGAACTGACGGAGACTAGAAAGCGCTTGTACTTCAACGATGTCTTCGATAAGACGCGAGTACTCGAAGTGACGATCAATGTCGATTGTCAATTCGCCTTCAGTGTTTGCAATGATAGTAACTGCAGTGTCAGCAGCCTTAACATTTGCATCACCACGAACGGGCTTAGGCACGTGTAGCTTGTCGCCCTTCTTGCCTGACATAGCCAGCTTTTTAACAAGCGGAGCCATCTTCAGGTTCTTTTGGTAAGCAGCAATAATCTCGTCACTCCAGATTTCTGGAATAAACGTTGCCGCTTCGGTCTTCGCGGTATTACCAGCCGCGCCTGGATAAGTTGCAGTAGCCATGTCAATCTCCTATAAGATTATTTGACTCGACCCTCTGCATACGCTCTTAAAATGTCATCTGACATAAGTCGGTATCGCTCGGGGTCTGTTTTCATCAGTTTAATAATGTCAGCCCTGCGATATTGTTTCTCACGAGTCTTCTCGCTACTGCCTTTCGTGTTGCCTGTACTGGCTGCCTTAAGTTGCTGCTTCCGAACTTGTTTTTCAACATTTACGGTTTGCTGTGCGACTGTTTTTCTCTCTTTCCAGAGATTAAACAACTCGTCAGCAGCTTCAGCATTATACTGTTGGTCAGCTTGTACAAATAACTGAGTCCTAATTTTTGAGGATTTGATCCAATCAGCAAACTTAGGATCATTCAGAATGTTTTGCATATCTGGATGCCTATTACTCAGCTCCGCTATTGCGGTTTGCCGCTTGTAGTTTGTTGTATATTGTTCCGCTTCCTTAATTTTAGGGTGATTCTCAATAGCACGATAAACAGCAGCCTGAGGATCTGTGAAGTAATCAATATCACTTTCAGGCTCAACATATTGCTTTTGAGGTGCCGATTGTGTCTGAGCCATAATATGCTCATCCACTACCTTGCGAAGCTCACCGACTTCAGCAGAGTGCCGACTCATTACCTGCTCGGCTTCTTGATGCATTTGAACGACTTCTTTCAGAGATTTACCACGGTATTTCTCTGGGACATCGCTCTCAACAACTTCTTCTGCTTCAGTCTGAGGTTGCTCAACAGCTTGTTCTAGCTCTTGAATCTCATTAACTTCGTTTTCAACGTTGTTCGCATTATCCTCTTCAGGGTGCGAATCAATCATTGTTGCTCTAGACATATTAAACTCCGTGAACTAAGTCATTATGGAGATTTCTTTCTGCCAGCCTGTTCGTGTTCTCGTACCCACTTCATATGACGACCGGGAAAGTCCCCACTATGACCCTCGAGTACGCACTTCGGGGCTGACACCATTTTAGTAGCATTGGCACCGCAACCGCACCTACTGGCTGTGATACCGCTTTCTACCATTTCTTCAAAGACATGCCCGTTAGAGCATCGGAAATCGTATATTTTATACATCCATGTCCTCTTGTTCTTCGGCCTCCGCCTGTTCCCGCGCCGCAGTAATTGTAGCCTCAAGGTTAATTACTGTAGCAAGCGCAGCCACTTGGCCTTTACGGTAAAAAAGTTCTTCTCCGTCTTTTACCGATTGTATATCTGCAAGTTGCGTGGCATTGTTAGAAAGCTCGCCAATCAACTGCTTAAATCCATCGCTGTTAAACAACTCATTGTAGTTGTTAAAGTACGCCTCTAGTTCAGGTGTCATGCTATTCCCTCTTTAGTTTGTTGAAAACTGCCTTTTACCACGCTTTTTCAAAAAAGTCAGGCTTTTCTTGATCGCGCTGTCTTCTTTGCAATCCGCTTTGGCTGAGCAGAATGTTGTTTTCCTGCGGCAGTATCCTTGCGTTTTTTGCGTGTTGTTGCCGCATACTCTTTTGCCGATAACGACTTAATTGCCGACTTAGGCAAGTACCGTTCGCCCGTTGCCTTTGGCCCTTGCGTAGATGGCTTGCCTGATTTGGTTTGCCATTTTTGCTTAGTCCATTTCTTTAAAGACTTCTGAGGCTTTTTAAGTGCCATTACTTATAGCCTCCACCCTTAGCCTTGTACTGTTTTGCAAGCATTTGGGCTTTTCGGGCTGACCACTGACCGGGCTTACCGCCCTTGCCACCCGCTTTAATCTTGTTAAACAAGTTCTTCCGCATGGTCGGCTTGGTATAGTTGCCAGCCTGATTAACCCTAGACTTAGGTTTAGTAGCCATAAGATTTTCTAACTGGCTTCTTTTTAGGCTTTGCTTTTGCTTTAGGCTTGGCTTTTGGTTTTGGTTTCATTTTATAGCCTGGCATAAAAATCTCCTTACTTTTTGTGTGCCTTTTGAATAGCAAAGTCTGCTGATTTAGATGCGCCTTTGTGTGGTTTATATCCGCCAGAAGGATCTTTCATCAACTTGTATTCTTTGCCTTGTTTCATCCAGTGATAACCGTTGGGTGCTTTAACTTTCATTTTGACTCACCATTTTGTCTTATGCGACCAATAACGCGCAGATAGCTTACTGGGATTGGAGTCCTGAGCATTGTGTCGCGCGTAGTAACTTTTCTTTCGCGCTTTATCCTTTGCTGTCTTAGGATTTTTCCCTGCACCTTTAACACCTTGCTGACCAAAACGAATTGTCTTGATCTTATCACCTTGCTTCGCAACTACAACATGCGATTTAGTAGGATGGCTGGGCGTTCTCTTCGGTTTGTTGAACCCGCTTACGCCCGCGCGCGCCAGTCTTGGGTCTTTCTTTTCCGCCATCATTCAACTCCTTCAGTTGGTTCAACTGGGATTTCAGCTCCTGTATCTCCAACTCCAAGGGCTCCAATCTCTTGTTGAATTTGAGGAATATTGTCTGGAGTTCTCTGTCTGTTAGCATTTACTTTTCCTTCTACTTCTTTCTCTTTAATTAAAGTCTCAGCAAACTTCATCCGCCGCTCAAACTCTTTGTCTTCCGCATCACCCTCTTTAAGGTTGCGAGTTACTGCGTTGATTCTATCTATCTCAAGCTCCATTGGAACAGCTTGCGCTTCTGCCGCAAGTTTTTGCGCTCTAGCTGAGGATTCTTGAGCCTGAGCATTAAGCGCGTTAGTTTGCGACTGTTGGAGTTGCATTTGAGCTTGCTGCGCCGCCATCTGCATCTGCTGTTGTTGCATCTGCATCTGTTGAGCTTCTTGCGTTGGCTGCATAGCTTGCTGCATTGCTGACAATAGCTCTTCACGGTTTGACAAATTCATGTTGTCGATAACCGACTGCACGAGCGTCATATAAAGCGGAGAGTCTTGTCCCATTGTTTGTAGTAACTGGACAAGTTGAGTGACTTCATACTCACGAGCAATAATGCCCAGCGTTGAACTAGCATTAAACTTGTAGTCAGCAACCGGATAGTTTTCTGGATCAAACTGCATATACCGATAAGCCGCTTTTTTAACGAACGGAATCAAGAAAGATTGCTGGAAGTTAATTAGTGTGCGCTTATGTCTCTTAATAACAGCGCCCAGCGACATGCTAATACCCGCCGCCGTAGCTTCGCCGTTTACGTTACCCGCAAGTCCTGCCGAATCGACCGCGCCTGTAGCTTGCTGCACCATCTGCTGAAGAGCACCGGCTTGTGCAAAGGTAATTTGATTAACCTGACCGAAGTTAAAGGGCTGCAATACCTCCCTTGGATCTCCATTAGTAAGAATCATCTTGCCGGGACGAACCTCTGGCTTGGCTCCACGAGGTAAACGGGTTGCATCAATTGCCATCATTGGGTGAATAGTCAGACTTAATGCGTCAATACGTGCGCGAAGTTCGGTATCGAGTGCTTTTTGACTGTTGTAACCTTTTTCGCAAACGCCACGACCCCAGAATCGCCCTGGCACTACGTCCCAAGGAAAGGCAACAACTGGCCGATCCTGCATCATGTAAGGATTTGGCTCTGCTTTTAGCAAGATTCCGCCATTGGCAATGACTACAATCGCTTCAACGTAGTAACTTTCCTCTTCTGTGGCAATGTCATCGACATCTTCTAGCGCAGTATCAAGCAAATGACGCGGAACTAAGCCGTAATACTTAGTTAAACGGACTTTATCGTCGTTATAGATTGTAATGTCCTGATCCGGCTCAAGATCGGTGTCTGCTGCAGCTGGGCCGACGTATTCTTTGCGATATACACCCTGCTCTTGCAGCAATTCTACCGAATGACGGCTAACAAACTCGTCAATGCACACACCTAGCGCCTCATCCACGCTAGTAGCTACTGGGTCTATCAAGAAGTTTTGAGGAAGGACAGGCTTTAGCTTTACCT